GCTATTGCTTTTTTAGGACAAAGTTTAAGTTTTAGAGTAGATTTAGCAAGTCGTGAAAACTTTATAGAGCTTGCTGAAAGAAAAGAAAGTGTTTTGCGTATAGCAAAAATGTTAGGTTACAGTGCCAAAAGAAACCTACCAGCTACTGGACTTTTAAAGTTTAGCACCGTAACAACCACCGAACAAATTTTTGACAGTAATGGACGAAATCTTTCTCAACAATTAATTTCTTGGAATGATCCAACAAATACTAACTGGGCCGAACAGTTTATTTTATTGATTAATGCTGCAATGGCTAATAATACAGAATTTGGTAGACCGGAAGGTTCTGCTAACATTTTAGGAATTCCTGCGGAGCAATACAGATTTAGAACTAACAGCACAGATGTTCCTTTGTATTCTTTTTCAAAAACTGTAGCTGGAAGAAACACTGCATTTGAAATAGTAAGCACTGTTTTTAAAAATGAAGAAGAATTTTACGAAGAAACACCCGCTCCGGGAAATCGATTAGGATTTGTTTATAGACAAGATGGGCAGGGTCCGGGCAGTATCAACACTGGATTCTTTTTACAATTCAAACAAGGAAGTTTGGAGTTTGCTGATTTTAATATAGAAGTTCCAACCACAAACGAAAGAGTAACGGTTGATAGCCAGAATATTAACAACAACGATGTGTGGCTATTCAAGTTAAATTCGGCAGGACAGCAATTAAATGAGTGGAGCAAAGTTACAAATTTTGTAGGAAACAATATTGCCTACAACAGCATAGTAGGCAACGAAAGAAACATATATGCAGTAGAAACCAAAGAAAACGATAGAATAGATTTAGTTTTTGCTGACGGCGTTTATGGAAATCTGCCTCAAGGACCGTTTAGGGTTTATTATCGTGTAAGTAATGGACAAAATTATTCAATTACTCCTCAAGAAATGAGAAACATTTCGATTTCGGTTGATTATGTAAACACAAATGGTGAGGAACATACACTTACTATCGGTTTATCTCTACAGAATACAATTTCAAATGCTTCGGCAACAGAGACTATTGATAATATAAGAAAAAATGCTCCAGCAAACTACTATGTACAGAATAGAATGATAACAGGTGAAGATTATAATCTAGCACCTTTTACTAGTTCGCAAGATATTCTAAAAGTCAAAGCAGTAAATAGAACATCGAGCGGAATAAGCAGAAATTTTGACATTATAGATGCAAGCGGAAAGTATTCAAGTGTAAATGTTTTTGCAGATGACGGATATATCTATAAAAGTGAAGATGAACGAAATATAACATTCAAATTTACAAATAGAACCGATATTATTAATGTTATTAAAAGACAACTAGAACCAATCTTTAAAGAAGTAGATGTTTACAATTTTTATTTGACAAATTATGAAAAAGTAATTTTTCCTACTAGCAATAAAATTTGGACTCAAATCTCAGCAGATTCTAGTTCATCGTCGGGGTATTTTACAGATGCTGTAGATTTAACTTTTCAAAAAGTAGGAATATATTCCACAAGCACTTTACAATATTTAAGAAATAACGCAAACATACGATTTATTGCACCTGATGGACAAGCTTTCAAGAAAGGAAAACTTGTAGAGATAGATAGTTCTGACCCAGACCAAACAGATTATATATGGACAAAAGTAATTAATGTTGTCGGAGATGGAACAAATGCTGGACGAGGTGCTCTATCTTCTGGACTTGGCCCTATACAATTTAGCGATCCTGTTCCGTCTGGTGCTATTGCTAACAGAATTGTTCCGAGATTTGTAACAGATTTACCAATATCCTTAGAAAATCAAATTGTTAATAATGTATTTCAAAATTTAAATTTTGGTCTGAGGTATGATTACTTGCAAGCAGAATGGAAAATTATTCAGGCTTCTAACCTAGATTTAACAGGCGCATTTACCCTAGGGAGAGCTGGCGATGTTTCTAATACCAATCTAGATACTAGCTGGATATTTGCATTTGTTAAAGAATCTAACGAATATGTAGTAAGAATTAGGAAATTAGATTATGTATTCGGAAGTGTAGAACAAAACAGATTTTATTTCGATAAAAATGAGAAAAAATTTAACAGCCTTACTGGAAGTGTTGTCAAAGACCAAATAAATGTCTTAAGTATTAACACCGATAAAACTTTAATAGATCAGTTACGATTTGATTATGCTTTTGAAGTTTCAGATACAATCAAATTTGATGATGGTTACGAAAGTAAAGAGTCTATTAAAATAGCATTTAGCGATTCTGATGACGACGGTGTTATCGACGATCCCGATTCTTTTGAAAACATTGTAGGAGAAGACAGAGACTTAAACTTTTTATTTTTTCAAGAAACGACAGATTCTTATGGTAGTGTAATTTTTCAAAAGATAGATAACAGTGATAATTTAATAAAAATTTTACAAACCGAAACACAATTTACCTTCGCCGACGAAGAAAATTATCCAGATGGACAGCTTGTATATTTTTATGATGCAAACGAAGACAATGTTAAAAGAGTTGATAGAACAACTAACACATTAGTATTAGAGAGTAGTTATCGTGCTAACATAGGCAGAGATAAACTAAAGTTTCAGTACATTCATAATGCCAGCGAAGATCGCAGAATAGATCCTAGTTCAAGTAATATTATAGATTTATTTTTGTTAACCAGGGCATATGACACCGCGTATCGTAATTATTTGAGATCGGGTGGCACAGAACCAACTGCACCTAGCACCGATGATTTGAGAATTACTTACGGAAAAAATCTTAACGAAATTAAAAGCATCAGCGATGAAATAATATATCATCCTGTAAAATATAAAGTTCTATTCGGTTCAGAAGCTGACGAATCTTTGCGAGCTAAGTTTAAAGTTGTTAAAAACACAACAAGAGTGATCAACGATGATGATTTAAAAGTTCGTATCGTTAATGCAATTGATGAATTTTTCGATATTAATAATTGGGACTTCGGTGATAGATTTTATTTGAGTGAGTTGATAACATATATCACTAACAGCGTTTCGCCTGATATTAGTAATATAACTATACTGCCCAGACAAGCGAATCAACGTTTTGGCAACCTGTTTGAAATACAGAGTAATGCAGATGAAATTTTTGTGAGCGGAACTAGTGTAGATGATATAGAGATTGTATCCTCTATATCTACTAAAGAATTACAAATTGGTAATAATTCAACAGGGAATTAATTAATGTCTGATAAATTTTATCCGAAAAGCGAACTACCTATAAGAACTACATCTGATCTGCTTCCGCAGACTTTTCAAACGGAACAGAATAAAAAGTTCTTTTCGGGTGTTTTAGATCCGTTAGTTCAACCCGGTGTTTTAGATAAAATTACTGGATACATAGGAAGAAGATACGGAAAAACATATAAAGGTTCTGATGTTTATCTAGATTCGGATAACACACTTAGAAGTAGATATCAATTAGAGCCAGGAACTATTATCAAAGAAGATAATAAAATTAACAAATTTTATGATTATTTAGATTTCAAAAATCAAATTAAGTTTTTCGGTAATGACAATGATAGAGATGATAAAATTACAAAACACCAACAGTATTCTTGGAATCCGCCGATTGATTGGGATAAATTTATCAATTATAGAGAATATTATTGGCTGCCGTTAGGTCCTGAACCTGTAGCAATTACTGGTCAATCGGCAAATATTACTAGCACATATAGAGTAACAGCGTCAACTGGAACATCCTGGATATTTTCTCCAGATGGACTTACTAATAATCCTAGTCTAACATTATTCAGAGGGCAAACTTATAAATTTATCGTTAATTCTCCCGACGAAGGGTTTGTTATTAGGTCTAACTATGATACTGGTTCGTTAACCTTTGATACTAACAAAACATATTTTCCAGGAGAATTAGCTGTAGTTGACGGAAAACTTTGGAAAGCCCTTAATGAAGTTTCTCCACTTGATGGAAGCACTATAGATATAAACTCGCAAGACTGGGAGTTGGTTGATTCTTCTGCATCTGTTTCAAATTTAGATTACAATGAAGGAATAGAAAATAATGGTGTTACAACAGGAACGCTTACTTTTACTGTTCCTTATGATGCACCTGATGTCTTATATTATCAAAGTTCAATTACACCGGATAGATTAGGAACTTTTATTTTAGCAGATATCGAATCTAACACTTTTATAGATGTTGAAAACGAAGTTTTAGGTAAAACTTCTTATACTTCTAGTAATAATGTAGAATTTACCAACGGATTGGTTGTAGAGTTTAGAGGAAATGTAACTCCTGAACAGTATGCAGAATCAACTTGGATCGTAGAAGGTGTAGGATCGAGTATTTCTCTCACAGCCTTTTCTAGTTTAGTTCCGCCATCTATATCAAGCGACACTCCGGAAGTTTTATTCGATAATGAGGGATTTGACACCCAACCATTTGATGATGCAGAGCAATTTCCTGTAAACAAGGATTATATTACCGTATCAAAGAACAGTAAAGATTTAAATCCCTGGAGTAGATATAATAGATGGTTCCATAGAAGTGTAATAGAGTACTCTGCGGCAGTGAATGGAAATAGTTTTAATGCTCCTGAAGATGCTAGAGCAAAACGTCCTATCATTGAATTTCAGCCTAACATTAAATTATTTAACCACGGTGCTGTTGCTAAAACAACAGTTGATTATATTGATACGCAAACTACCGATGTGTTTTCAAATATCGAAGGTAGTTTAGGTTACAGCATAGACGGAGAATTTTTATTTGAAGGAGCTAGGGTTCTAGTTGTTGCAGACAACGATAATTTATCTAACAACAAAATTTACGAAGTTAAATTTATTACACATAATGGAGCAAGGATCATTAATCTTAAGGAAACCTTAGACTCCGATTCCCTAATTGACGAATGTGTCCTTGTTAGACGGGGAACAAACAATGCAGGTTTAATGTACCATTATAATGGTATCAGCTGGATAAAAAGTCAAAGTAAAACGAAAACAAATCAAGCACCGTTATTTGATGCCTTTGATGCAAACGGAGTAAGTTTTTCTGATCAAGAAACCTATCCTGTGTCTTTGTTCGAAGGTTGTAAAATTTTTAGTTATAAGGAAGGATCTAGTGTCGTAGATACTGAATTAGGATTTAGTATAGATTATTTGAATATTGATAATGTCGGAGATATTCAATTTCAATGGAACTGGGATATTGATAGTTTTGAATATACTGAAAATCAACGCACCCAAAACGTAAAAATACAAACTGGTTTTTACAAAATTGATGAAAATTTTGACAATGGTTGGGTTGAAACAGACCTAACATTTACACAACCGATAATAGATGCAACAGTTGTCTCTGCTTCTACTAATGAAATTTTACTCAGCACTGTAGATTGGGACCAATTATCTGACGATGCAATTGTAATTTTTTACCTAAACGATAAAAAAATTACACAACCATATGATAGAGCAGGAAATACCTTTACATTCTCTGATGTAATTTTTGAAGAAAACGATGTGGTATCTGTAAAAGTTGTAGCTGATATAGAACCTGAGTCAGGATATTATCAAATACCAGATGGCCTAGAAAAAAATCCACTCAACAACAATTTAGAATCTTTAACCTTAGGACAAGCAATTGATCATATATCTTCAGCATTAGAGTTTAAAAACGAAATGCAAGCAGATATTATTGGTTCAAACAACTTAAGAGATTTAGCTGATTATCGAAACAAAGGCGAAAGATTTATAAAACATTCCGGCATTCCTTCTTTGTCGATTAATATGTTATGCGATAAAGAACAAAATATTATAAAGTCTTTAAAATACGCCAAACAGTCATACACTTCCTTTAAAAATAATTTTTTAGAGTTAGCTACAACTCTAGATTTTGAAGAAAATGTTTCTAATTTTGTAGATACTCTTATTAACAGACTTTCTCAGACTAAAACAACAGATAGTCCTTTTATTGATTCAGATATGATCGGCAGTGGAGCATTTACATCGCTGGAGTACAAAGTTGTTGACGAAGGAATTAAAATTTTTAGTCTTAGTGAAAATTTTGATTTAGAAACTTTAAGTAATAGGGCTGTCTACGTATATCTTAATGATAGGCAATTATTGCATAATACTGAATACACGTTTGATAGCAATTTTGGATTTGTTAAAATAAACGTCGAGCTTGCTCGAGGAGATACTTTACTTATAAAAGAATATGTATCTACAAGTTACAGCCATATTCCGCCCACGCCTACGTCTTTAGGTTTATACAAAAAATTTACACCTATAAAATTTATAGATGACACGTATGTAGAACCAAAAGAAGTAATTCAAGGACACGACGGTAGTCTTACATTAGCTTATGGCGATTTTAGAGATGATTTATTATTAGAATTAGAATATAGAATTTACAATAATATTAAAGTAGAATATGATCCGTCTATTCTCGACATCGATGGTATTTTAGGCGGTTATTACGAAAGCGGAGAGTTTTCTAAATCAGATTTAGATGCAATAGTCTCTCAAGAGTTTCTAAATTGGGTTTCCAATACTGGCGTAAACTATGCAGTAAATCAGTATTTCGATAGTGAGAATGCATTTACATACACCTACTCTAATATGACTGATTTTACTGGCAAACAAAATTTACCAGGATACTGGCGAGGAGTTTACAATTGGATCTACGATACACATCGTCCACATACTCACCCCTGGGAAATTTTAGGTTTTTCAGAGAAACCAAACTGGTGGGATGACGAATACGGAGAGTCTCCTTACACCAGTGGTAATTTATTGTTGTGGGAAGATATAAGAGACGGTGTAATTCGTCAAGGACCAAGAGCTGGTAGATATATTAGGTATGCAAGACCGTCGATTTTAAATCATATTCCTGTTGACGAGTACGGAAAACTTTTAGATCCGTTATCGTCGGGATTTGCAAAAAACTTTACTTTGGTAAACAATCAGGGAAGTTTTAAATTAGGAGATGTAGCACCAGTTGAATATGCCTGGAGATCTAGTTCAGAATGGCCGTTTGCAATAATTATAGCACTTTCTCTGCTAAAACCTTTCGATTTGCTAACTCGATCCATAGATAGATCTTCGGTTTATACGAATATTTTAGGGCAAATAACGAGTAGAAAGACAAATACTTTTTTACGTCCTGCTGATATTCAAGTGCCTAAATTAGAGAACACTATCACAGCAGGTTTAATTAATTATCTAGCATCATACATAAGATCCTTAGGCAAAAGCGTCGACATACTAGAAGATACATTTCAACATTTCGATGTAGCTTTGTCGTCTAGATTGAACGGATTTGTGGATAAAACACAACAGAAATATTTATTAGACAGCAAAAGTCCATCTTCCTCAACGGGTAGTATTTTTATTCCTGCTGAAAACTATGATATTATTTTTAATGTAAGTTCTCCCTTCAGTAGTGTAACATACAGTGGAGTAATTGTAGAAAAAACAAGCAGAGGATGGATTGTAAATGGTTATGATAATATAAGTCCTTTCTTTACATATTTTGAAGCTATTCCTAATCAGAAAGATCCGATAATTGAAGTGGGAGGAACAAGCGAGCAATTTACAGAGTGGACCGTAGATAGACAGTATAATAATGGTACTATTATTTTATATAGAGGAGATTATTATAGAGCGATTTCTACTCACAGTTCTGAACAAGTTTTTGACCCTACAAAGTGGAATAAACTTCCAAATCTTCCTTTAGTGGGCTCAGTACAGGCACAAAGAAGAAGAAACTTTAATAGACTTAAAGAAAAACAAATTACCTACGGACATGAATTTAACACAATTCAGCAAGTAGTAGATTTCTTGTTAGGATACGAAGAGTACTTAAAATCTATCGGGTTTATTTTTGATGGATATGATTCTGAGAATCAAGTGGCTCAAGACTGGACAACTTCGTCTAAGGAATTTATGTTTTGGACTAAGCATAATTGGGCAGAAGGATCTATAATATCGCTAAGTCCGTGCGCGGAAAAAATACAGATAAAAATTCCTGTCGGTGTTGTTGATAATTTATTAGATAGTTTTTACGATTACAACATATTAAAAGGCGACGGCACTCCATTAAATTATAGATTTATAGATGCAAATAGAGAATTCCAAACCTTTACTATAACCACTACAGATACCAATCAAGGAATTTATTTTTTGAAAACTAATTATGTTTTCAAAGAGCACGTGGTTGTGTTTGACGACAGAACTGTGTTTAATGATGTAATATATGACAAACCGACAGGATACCGACAAGAAAGAATTAAAAATAGAGGATTTAGAACAATTGATTGGGATGGCGATTACACAAGTCCGGGATTCTTGTTCGACAATGTTAATATTGTTAGTTGGCAACCTTTTAGAGATTATAAACTGGGAGATATTGTATCTTATAGATCTTTGAATTGGGTAAGCAAAGAAAATCACACAAGCAGTGAATTATTCAATGACACTGTTTGGAGCAGGTTGGATAGCGAACCCGAAAAAAGATTAGTGCCTAATTTTGATTATAGAATTACTCAGTTTAATGATTATTTTGAAACTGGGTCAGAAGGAGTTAACGAAACCGAACGTAAGCTTGCTAGAAATACAATTGGATATCAAGACAGAAATTATCTAGCGGAATTAGCAGAAGACAGTGTAACTCAGTACAGATTGTATCAGGGTTTTATAGGTGAAAAAGGAACAAATAACGCACTAACAAAAGTTTTTACAAAATTAAGTGATACAACTGATATTGCAATAGATCTAAAAGAAGAATGGGCATTTAAAGTAGGCGAATTAGGCGGCACAGATCAAATCAGAGAAATAGAATTTAGAATCGATAATGAGAATTTTCAGATAAATCCTCAGCCTATGTTATTAACATCGTCTCTGCCTACTAATGTATTAGACCAATTTTATAGGATTACACAAGATAACTTTACCATTGCACCTATACCGTTTAATAACAATATTTTTCCTGTTTCTCCTGATTCTCGACCTATACAAACAGCAGGATATGTGAAAGTAGGTCAAACAAGATGGGTAGTTAGAGATAAACAATCTTTAAATGATCTAGAGATAACTGAAATTTTTGAAAATGATCATATTTGGGTTACATTCGACGGCCCAGAATGGTCGGTATATAGATTTAATCAAATTCAAAGTGTAAATGTAGAATCTGTAGAGTTTGATGCTAATAGATCCGTTGTGCAGTTATATCTTAACAAAGAAATAGTTATTGAATCAGGCGAGTTTGTTGGGATTAAAAATATTACTAATCTCACTGGATTTTTTGAGGTTGTCAACAGTTTTACATTCCGAGATCAAATTCTAGATTTTTTTGTAATTGAATTATCAGTATCGTCTGATGCAAGTGAACCTGAATTTGACGAAAGTACATTGACCGAATTATACAGATTAACTCCTGCTCGATTCAGCAATTATTCTTCCTTGAACGATGAAGAAGCAGCATTACTAGATACCGGAGATAAATTATGGATTGACAATAACGGGTTCGATAAATGGGAAGTGATAGAAAAAAACAAGCAATTTGATTTTAAACAAATCGAAGACTTTGGATTAATCGATCCTGCTAAAGTTGGCACAAAAGTAGTTTACAACGAAATTTTAAGACAGACAGCAGTAGCAATTCCGGACCCTGGATTTGTAGTCATCTATACTGAAAATAACAATTCTTTATCGTTAAGGCAAATACTATCTCCTCCTAGCAGTATTTCAAGCAATGTAAGTGGTATATTTGCGGAAGAAATAGCAATTAGTCCCGATAGCCGTTGGTTAGCAGTAGGATCTCCTAGAGCCAGCGGCATAGAAAGTAGATTTAAAGGATTGTACAATCCTGCAGAATTGTATTCCGTGGATGACATTGTATTGTTCCAAGGAAAATTATGGAAGGCTTTGCAGGAATTCCCTGCCCAACCTGGAACTTCTGTAGAAGATTCTACCTGGATAGGCCCGAATACCGAAGGATGGGGTCCGGTGACAAGCATAAAAGCGGAGTCTAATGCCCAAGCCGGATACACTGAACAGGGTGTAATTACGTTATATGAGTACATTAATAATCAATGGACAAGACGAGATAGTTTTGTAAGCCCTAGACCAAATACCAGAGAATTATTTGGACATTCTATAAGCATAGGTGTTGCTAGTAACCAATACTATATGGTTGTATCAGCTCCAGGAGCTGAAGAAAACAGAGGCAGAGTATATGTTTACATAAATGACGGCACAGAATGGAAACACGCTGAAAATGTAAAATATAGAGGAATATACGAAGCCGACTCTACAATATACTATGCTGGTGATATAGTATGGTACAATGGCGATTTATACGAGTGTATCGATAATTCGACAGCATATATTGATGTTTCAGAATCAGGAGATTTATCATCAACGGGTAATTGGCTTAAGTTAAACCCAGTCGCTACTCAAAATTCTTTACCACAAAGTATTTCAGTCGAAGATGACGGTTCAACATTACAAAGTGGAATCTTAAATAGTAATCAATTAGGAGAATTGATAAAAATAGGTGATCGTTTTGGAACAAGCATAGCACTTAATTACGATGCTAGCATACTTGTTGTAGGAGCACCTTTTGCAGACGGACAATATTTCCCAAACTATCGGGGAATATGGCGTCCGGATTACGAATATACTCAAAATGATACAGTAAAATGGCAAGGAAATTATTATCAACTGACTAACACAGGACAATTTTCTGTAGATTCTACAATAAAAAGTTTTAATGAAGAACCGGAAGGACTACCTTGGATTGAAATAGGAGATAGTTCAACGGATCCGTCGGGTAAAGTTTTTGTTTATCGTCGATCAATAAACGGTAATTACGAACTACAGCAGACTATTTCAGCTGAAAATTTTGAAAACGAAAGCGGCACAACAATTTCAATAAACACAGGCGACGAACTCGGTTCTTCGGTAGATATCGACTACACAGGTACAACCATTGTTGCGTCTAGTCCAAAGTCTGATATGACATTTTCCAATCAAGGATCTGCATATATTCTAAAAACGCAATCTTTGTCTAATTTAAATTATAAATTATCTCAAAAAATACAAAGTTTTGAAAAATATCCAAATGAGTTTTTTGGATTTAATGTAAGTATAAGCCCTGACACTTCTAAAATTGCTGTAGGTGCAAATAACGCTTTATTTTCTTCTCCAATAAGATTTGATTCTGCAACAACTGTATTTGATAGCGGAAGAACAAGTTTTACTGATTCACAAGGATTCAGTGGAGCGGTATATGTCTATGAACTTAAAGATCACAAATACTTTTTAACCGAAAAACTAGAAGCAAATCTTGTAGCTGGTGAATCTTTTGGGTATAGTGTAGATTGTTCAAATTCTGTAGTAGCAGTAGGATCTCCTCAATATTTTACAGCTGGCCCCCATGGCGTTGAAGGAGAAATAGAAGGAGAAGTTACAGGAACTGCTAGGTTATTTAAGAAAGACCCTAGCAAAAATAGTTGGGAAATTATAGAACAACAAGCAGATGAAATAGATATAACAAAAATTAAAAGTATAGAATTATACGATAATATAAACAACATAAAAATACAATCATTAGATTATATCGATCCTGCTAAATTAAAAATTAAAAACGAAGCAGAACAAGAATTAAATTTTAAAACTTCATACGACCCAGCTGTATATACGATAGGAACAGAAGAAACAAATGCAGATCCTGATTTTGCTTGGACAAATACACACGTTGGCGAATTATGGTGGGATTTATCAACCGCTAAATGGATTTATTACGAGCAAGGAGATCTTTATTACAGGACAGGAAACTGGGGAGTATTAGCAGAAGGTGCTTCGGTTGACGTATATGAATGGGTAGAATCTGTACTTTTACCTTCAGAATGGAGTGTGTTAGCAGATACGAACGAGGGTGTTGCACAAGGTATAAGCGGCCAACCTCTGTATCCCGATGATACTGTATATAGTGAAAAAATTCTCTACAACGAAATAACATTTGAACCCACAGAAACATTATATTATTATTGGGTAAGAAATAAAGCAGTGCTGCCAAATAACGCATCGGGCAGAAAGATTACTGCTTCATCTGTCGCAAATCTTATAAGAAATCCATCTGCTAACAGTTCGTTTATTGCATTGGCAGATACTGATAAAGCGATAGCATTTAATTTTCCTACCATTCTGAATGAAGAAACCGCATTATTAAATTTTGAGTTCTACACATCTGATCAAAGACAAAATGCTATTCACAAAGAATATCAATTAATTTCAGAAGGTGTTGAAAATAGTTTACCTACAGAAAGCTTGGAAAATAAATGGATAGACAGTTTGGTAGGATATGACATACTAGGAAAGAGAGTTCCTGATACAGATCTTCCTGCAAAACAAAAGTATGGTGTATCTTATAGACCTAGACAAAGTATGTTTGTTAATAGATATCCGATTTTAGAAACAACCATTAAAAAAATTAACACTGTTTTACAAACAGAACCTTTTGCAAACACAATTAATTTTGAAAATCTGAATTTGGTAGATCCTGCACCCGACGAGTCATTAAATCTGTATGACTTATCGGTGGAAAATTTGATTGACCTCGATACTGTAGGAACAGTTAGAGTCAAACAAGCAGTTCTAAGAGCTAATTTAATAGACGGAAGTATTGATACAATTGAAATAGTAGATTCTGGATACGGATATAAAGTCCCGCCGCGTGTAGAATTCGAAGGGGACGGCATCGATGCCGAAGCAATAGTTATTTTAGATAATCAAGGAAGAGTTTCTGATGTAAACATAATTAATTCAGGTAAAAAATATTCAACTTTAATTGCTAAAGTTAGGAATTTTTCAGTATTGGTAGAATCAGATAATTCCGCTGGCGGTTTTTGGAGTATATATGCTTGGGACGATGTGAGAAAATCATTCTTTAGAAGCAGATCCCAATCATTTGATACAACAAAATATTGGGATTTAGTTGATTGGTGGGCAAATGGGTATAGTGCAAACAATAGTGTTGTTACTGAAATAAACACAATATCTGAAGAATTTACTATTGATGTAAAATTAGGCGATTTAATAAGAATCAAAGAATATGGCTCCGGTGGCTGGGCAGTATTCGAAAGGGTTCAAGAAAACAAAACTAGTTTTTCTGAAGATTACTTTTTAGTAGGAAGACAAAATGGAACCATAGAATTATCTGCCGCAATATATAGTAGAGAATTATCTGGGATAGGTTTTGATAATGCAAATTCATTCGATAATGGACTGTATGATATTGATATTTCTAAAGAACTTAGGAATATATTCAGAGCAGTAAAAGAAGATATCTATCAAGGAACCTATTTAGTAGAATGGAATAAATTATTTTTTACGGCTATCAGATATGTTTTTGCAGAGCAATCATATGTTGACTGGGCGTTCAAAACAAGTTTTTTAAATGCCGTTCATAATGTAGGACCCCTGCAACAAAAAACAAACTATAAAAATGATAACCTTGAAAACTATAGAAAATATATAGATGAAATAAAACCTTATAAAACTACGATTAGAGAATATACTAGTAGGTATAATAATTTAGAAAATTCTCCAACCGCAATAGGAGATTTTGATCTGCCTGCTGTATACTCACAATTAGAAGGTCGTGTAGTTAAAGTAGATGAAAATTCTTCAAATATTAATCAATATCCGTGGAAACTTTGGTTAGACAATGGAGGTTATTCAATAACAGATATACAGATAGCTAAAGAAGGATCGGGATACGTTAGACCTCCAACAGTTATTATTTCGGGAGACGGAACTGGTGCAAATGCACAGTCTTATATTTCAAACGGCAAGGTAATAGCTGTCAGAATATTAAACCCTGGGTCAGGATACACATTTGCTACAGTAACATTGGTTGGCGGAAATGAAGACAATACCGATATCGCTAAAGCAGTTCCGGTCTTTGGTAATTCGTTTTTTAGAAACCTAAATCTCAGTATGAAGTTTGATAGGTATACTAAAGAAGGATTGATATCGCAGTTTAATTACGAACAGCAATTTGTAGCTAGTGGAAATTCCTCAGTATTTGATTTAAATTATGCTCCGACAAGAGACAAAAGTAAAATTTTTATTACGTTAAACGGACAGCCTGTATTAGATAGTGATTATACAATATCTCTATACACCTCTACGGATAACACATATAGTTTATTAAAAGGCAAGGTTAATTTTAAAACAGTTCCGCAATCGGGCGATTTAATAGAGGTAGTTTTTGATAAAAACGACGAGTTACTAGATAGTGTGAACAGAATAAACAAGTATTATTCTCCAACGTCGGGTATGATAGGATCTGATGTAAATCAGTTAATGACTGGCATAGACTTTGGCGGAGTTCAAGTACAAGGAACTACTTTCGATGTAACTGGTGGCTGGGACGCTCTTCCTTGGTTTACAGATTCTTGGGACAGTGTAGAGGCTTCATCGGATTATTATGTAGTAGCAGATGGAAGTACAACCGATATTACATTACCTTATGTTCCGGAAGAAGGACAACAAATTAACATTTATCTAAAGCGTTATAATGAATCATTTGTAAGAACGATTGATGATTTACAATATAGTGAAGAAATAAGCGAATTACCAACAATAAGAATCGATGATATTAATTTTGGGTCCGAACAACAAACTAATGATAATGCGTTAATGCCTACATTCGTAGGTGACGGGTCAACAAATGTTATCGAGATCGGAGAATATGTTAGAACAAATTCTGGGGATATTTTAATATTTAGAAACGTGGACAGTGACGGATCTGTAACTATTACAGACCGAAATATTGTAGATACAAATATTTCAGGCGGCACACTTTCAGCAATGCAGGGAGCCTATATAACTGCTAATGGTAAAACTGCCGAAGAAATAACTATAGACGGAGATACTTTTATTAGCCCGGATCAAGTACCTGCACCAGAAGAGCAAATTCCTGGCCAAGTTTTGGACAGTTTAAGTATGAAGGTGTATACTAGTGATTCGGAAGGTTCTGTTCCTTTACTTACTAATGTTCAAGCAGGAGATAATTCAACAGTATCTTTTGATATAGGTCAAACAATTACAGAAAATAACTCTGTAATCGTATATGTAGACAAAACATTACAAGAAAATAGTGTTGATTATTCTATAGATTTTATTAATAACACTATTGTTTTCGAAAGTCCACCGACGGAACAAGAAACAGTCGAAGTAATTTCGTTAGGAGTCGGCGGAACAACAATTTTGGACTATCAGTTTAGCATTGCAGACGGCAATACAAGATTGTTTTTTACCAATGCTAGGTATAATGAAACATCTACAGTGTTTGTCACAGTAAACGGAATACCTGTTTCGGCAGGATTTTCGGACAGTGAAGAATTTGATACCACACCTGGAAATACTGTTATTCAATTTGCAGAAGCCCCGGCAAATCGAGATGTTGTTCAAATAGTTGTTTGCGCTGGCGAAGGCAACGTTAACAATAATCTTGTAAGGATCAATCAACAGATAGCCTTATACGATGGGTCTAGTAGACAAATTAATTTAGATAATCTCGATGTAGATAACGATCTTTCGCTAGCCTCTGTTATTGTACAAGTAAACAATGTAGCATTAAGAGGAATTGATACTAGATATTTCGAAATCAGCGACAACAATTTATTTGAAGTTATACAAACAAATGATGATGGAGAAGTAACTGCTATCTTTAACGAATACAGGTTTATAATAGGTACCGACCCTGTAGAAGCTGCTGGAGCTATTCTATCTGAAAATATTGAAGTTTATCTAAATGATGTCTTGTTGTTACCTTTACAAGATTACATTTATGATGGTATTACCAAAATTATTACTATTGATCAAGATAGGATTTCCACAGGCGATATTTTAAAAATAGAATCAAATTTTGGAACTGAGTATAATATCGTTGATAATTCGATCGTAATTGATCCTTCTGTTAACTTAACAGAAAACGATGAAATAAGAGTAACTTGGTTTACAAGAAGTTCATCTTTGGGTATTGTTTCTGATATTTACACCGGCGGCAAGATTAACTATGAACTTAAATTCGAACCTTTGTCTGTTGATTATATTTGGGTTTATAAAAATGGATTAAGATTGACACAAGATGTTGAATACAACATCGATAAAAATAAAAATGTTGTTTATTTGAAAGATGATACAACAGAAAACGATATAATAAGAATTGTATTGTTTGGAAACAAAATTTTTAAATTTACAAGTGCATATGAAATATACAAGGATATGTTAAATATTCATCACTATAAACGTTACTCAAAAAATACCAATGTAACTCTTGCAAAAAAATTAAATTATTTTGATACCACAATCGAAGTTACAGATGCAAGTAATTTGAGTGATCCTGTGAAAAATAGGAACATACCTGGATTAATTGAAATAAACAACGAACGTATTGAATATTTCTCTAAGAATGGTAACACATTATCTCAGTTGAGAAGAGGCGCATACGGAACTTCTATTAATGAACAAGTGTCTGCTGGTACCAGTGTAATTAATTTAGGAATAGAAGAAAATATTCCATATACTGAAGATCAAGAAAGATTTGATTTTTATAGCGACGGAAGCTCGAGTATAATAGGTCCTTTACCGTTTGTTCCTACAAAAGCAGAAATTACAAATTGGTATCGAGATTCTATTCCTAATGATTACGGGCAATGTAATGAAATTGAAGTCTTTGTAGGAGGAACACGGCTTCGTAAATCTCCTATAGAAATTTATAAAGAAAGTCTCGGCCCGGCTAGTCCTCAAGCAGATGAATTTACAGAAGCTGAATTTTCAGTAGACGGTGAGTCAGCCGAAATAAGATTAACACAAAATGAAATACCTGCAGGCACTAGAATTTCAATTATAAGAAAAGTAGGAAAAACCTGGTATGACAGAGGCGAAAATACCATTACAACAGGTATAACCTTGTTAGAAAATGAGTCAGCGATAGCGAAATTCATTGCACAGAAGTCAACGGAATTACCTGAATAAATACACTATGAAACCTGAAGAGACTGAAATGACAGACCAAAAAAATAATAACTTAGAAGAGAACACTCAGCCTAATGAAGAAGGCGGTTTTCACTTCGAAGGACATATTAAAATCTTCGATCCAGAAACTAACGAAGTTCTAATTGACAAAAGAAATGCAATACATTATGAAAATATGAGTGTTGCTATGGTTAATTCTTTATCCAACCAAGGACAAGGTTGGATATACGAGATGAGTTTCGGAAGCGGCGGAACAACTGTAGATCCTACAGGACTAATATCTTATCTTACACCCAATACCGTAGGAAGGAACTCCAGTCTTTATAATCAAACTTATACAAAAATTGTAGATCAAAATGCTATAGAAAATACTGATCCAGTTAGAAATAAAATGGAATTAAGGCATATAAGCGGATCGACATATAGTGATGTTATTGTGAGCTGTCTTTTAGACTATGGCGAACCCATTGATCAAGAAGCTTTTGATAATACAACTGATATGAATGGAGATTTTGTATTCGACGAACTTGGTTTAAGAGCATATAATCCTAATGGAACGGGCGATCTTCTAACACACGTTATTTTCCATCCTGTACAAAAGTCATTGAACAGACTTCTTCAAATTGATTATACAATACGTGTGCAAAGTTTAACTGGATTTAATGAGGTTTAACAATGCCATATATTATTAATTTTACAGATAGAGAAAACAAAACACCGATTACAGTGTTTGATAATACTTCTAGTAATGATACAAGTCTAACCTTTCCGGGACGAAATGTTACAGGATATGGACAAATTATAGGAGAAAATTTTCTTGCTCTTTTAGAAAATTTTGCTAGTGCAAGCGAACCTATTAATCCTGTAGAAGGGCAATTATGGTATGATAGTAGTGATGGCACACAACAGCTTAAAATCTGGGATAATACAGAATGGAAAGCTGCGTCAGGCATTCAAAGAGGCCCTACTGCTCCGGCAATTGAACAATCAAAAATTGGTGAGTTGTGGGTAGACACCACAAAGCAACAACTCAATATCTTTACAGGAAACAGATGGATACTGGTCGGACCAACTGAAAGTTCAATAGACGGTTTACGATATGGCCCGTCAGTAGAACAAATTTTAGATACGGATGATAATGAACGGGTAATCTTGATATTGTACATTGCAGATCAGCCCGTAGCTATTGTTAGCAAAGATACGTTTATTCCTAAAATTTCAATTCAAGGTTTTGACAATATTTCTTCTGGTTTTAATATTATAAATCCTACCGACGCGGCTCAAATCGCGCTGTTTGAAGGAGGAGCACTTCCTAAATTAATTGGAACATCATCAAATGCAGATGCTCTCAATGTCGGCGGAGTTGAAATTGCAGCCAGTAAATTTTTAAGATCGGATACTACTAATACAACCGAGTTTAGTTTTAACATAAGAAATAATTTAGGACTAACGATAGGCAACGACGGAAATTTAAATATTTCTACTACCTCAACAACCACTAGAATATACAATTCTAATCCTGGCGCAAGTATCGATTTGCAGGTAAACAGAAATAGTGTTGCTAGCACTATTTTAAGGGTAGTTGATAACACAGTGGGCATTAATGTAATTGACCCTTCACGAGAACTCGATGTTGGAGGAGATATAGGGTTAACAGGATCTTTGATAGTTTCAGGAGAAACAGAAACAACTAATCTTAACAATGGCAGTATCCAAACCGATGGCGGCATTGCTGTTAAAAAAAGCGCAAGAATAGGACAAAATCTTATTGTTTCTGGACTGACGAGCACAGGAAATTTAGTTCCATCTTCTAATGAATTTTTTAACTTTGGTAGTTCTGAACTTAGATGGAACAAAGTATTTTCTAAAGATGTCATTGCAGATACAATTACCGGAACTATTGTTGGTGACATTCAAGGAAACTCTCAAACTGCTACGTCGTTATCTAGCGTTTCTACATTTGAAATTACTGGAGATATTGTATCACAAAAAGCTACTTTTGACGGGTCGCCTAATACACAGATAGAATTTAATACCAGTTTGTCTTCAAACCTGCTTAAACAACGAACCTCAGTGACATTATCACAACCTACTGATCAAGTGCTTGTTTATAGAGCATCTGCTGATGCTACCGGCGAGGACGAAAGTGCAGGCTTACTAAGACAGGATAGAGATACTTTTGTTGGAGATCTAGGGTTGCCTATCGGAACAATATTACCTTATTCCGGACCAAATGCTCCTGATGGATTTTTGCTGTGCGACGGATCAGAATTAGAAATTAATCAATATTCTGTTCTATATGGTATTATAGGTGACAGATACAACGGTGACGCACCACTAAACGGCATTAATACTTTTAGGCTTCCTGATTTAAGAGGCAGATTTGCATTAGGACGCCACAATATGAATAATGGGCGTAATGTTCCTACAGAAACTGGATCACTAGTTAGTGCAGGCGGCGGTGAGCCTGAACCGCCAAGGGTTGAAGGTATTGAAGCATCGGTATTAGCAGGAGAAGCAGGGCAGAGTTCAGTAGAATTAAGTTTAACCAATATACCACAACACGAGCACAGTATGTTTGTAGATGGTGTGCAATATTTTGCGGTAAGGGTAGACAATTCTGTGCGCCCTGCGGCTGAAACTAATAACGGCCCCACAGCACCAGGACAAGCGCAATATCTAAATAGGTCTGGAGGAGTACTTTCAGCGGGAAGACAGCCATTAGATGCGGATGAATTAGGACAATCGTTTGGTATTATGAATCCTTTCCTTGCAATTAATTATATAATTAGGACTGGGCAACCGGACTTTACAAGGGATTAATTAGGTAGAAACAGATGGCGTATCAAATTAACAAAACAGACGGAACTATAGTAGCAACGGTTGCAGATGGACAAGTAGATGATATATCTACAGATATTACTTTAATAGGAAAAAATTATAGCGGGTATGGCGAAGCATTTAATGAAAATTTTGTTAAAATATTAGAAAATTTTGCAGATGTATCCGCTCCGGAAAATCCTATCAGAGGACAGGTATGGTTTGATGCATCGGAGTCTAAACTAAAAGTGTATAATGGTACATCTTTTGTACCTGTAAGTTCAGCTACAGTCTCTAACAGTCAGCCTAATACTCTTGCAACAGGCGACCTTTGGTTTAACAATGTGGATAAACAATTATACTTTTTTGACGGCACTAATCCTATATTATTAGGACCTTCATTTTCTGAATCGCAACTGCAAAGCGGGTTCGAAGTAGTTAGTTTATTAGATACCTTGAACCAAACCAGAGTAATTACTAAACTGTTTACAAACGGAATTCTTATAGGTATCTTTGCGAAAGATACATTTACACCTAAAAATCCTATACTAGGATTTACTGGATCTATTCAACCCGGCTTCAATGCAGGCTCGTTGAACGGAATAAAATTTAATGTTACCGCTACTAATTCTGAATCTTTAGGCGGCCAAGAAGCCAGTAAGTATGTAAGGAATGATACTTCAAACAACATCGACGGCCAGATATCCATTAGAAGTAACCTAGGACTTTCGATAGGTTCGGGAGGTACAGGGGCATTAAGGATTGAAAACAGAGATATTGTTTTACGTAATTCTGCCGATAATGCTCGTATTGTTTTAGATGTTAGACGAGATGCAATCCAAGAAAATGCATTAGTAGTAAACTCTACTGATCGATCTATAAGTCTTTACGAAGATTATATTGACAGTCAAGTTAATATTGGCGGAAATCTAACAATTGATGGTGATATTACAATTAAAGGTAATTTTACAATCAACGACGGCGATGTTACCCAAGTAAAACAAAGCGAATTAGTAATAGAAGATAAATTAATAATTTTAGGACAGACCGGTGACAGTGCAAGAAATACTGATGAGAACGCCGACGGCGGCGGAATAATACTTAAAGGTGCGGACGATCACATAATACTCTGGTCCAATGAAGGACAAGCAGCTACCGGATCTACACCTGCACTTTTAAGTAATGCTTGGACATTTTCGGATCACGTCAATTTAGCAACAAACAAATATTATGCGATTGATGGTATTCCTGTAATTGAGCAAACTAACAGCACACCAGGAAGCCAGACGTTCAAATTAACATCTGCTGTTACTGCTATCGAGGGTGTAAGTTCGTTCGGTAAACAGAATCGTTTAACGGTAGGCCCTGGAGCAGTTGATGCTAATCCATTTTTAGTATTTGAAAATGCTACGATATCCACAGAACAAAGCCAGGATCTTACATTATCACCAGACTCTGGACAAAATATTTTATTAGAAAATACACCAAGAATCCAAGGCCTAGCAGATCCAAGAAGCGGAACCGGCGGAGAACAAGATGCTGCTACCAGAGAATATGTAGACAGCACGATAGAGTCTAGACCTATTATTTTAAGTATTGATTTATCAGACGGTAAGCCAAACAGTTATATTATAGATAATATCTTAGATAATATGACTCCTGTATCCGAATACAGATCTGGAACTATTGCAAGAATACTTTGTAATATTGTTAATAATTCTACATCGCAACTTGATTTAGATCCATTATTGCTTTCAGGAACATCTACCGCAATATTCAATACCGCCGGAGGCGGAACAGCTCCAGCAGTTACTAGTATTACACCGGGCGTTGCAACAGTTCCGTCCCAGAGTGTTTCTACAACAAGAATTATTAAAGAATTTCAAATTACAGGTCCCGAAAGTTCAAAATCTTGGGGACACGTAAGTGATACTATTTTACCACCATAAGAATCAGGAGCGATGAATGTCCTATTTAATTAACAAGTTCAACGGAGAAGAACTAGTTGTCTTACAAGACGGAACTTTAGATACAACAACAAGCTTAGGCTTAGTTGGGCGTAACTATGTCGGCTACGGAGAAACACAAAACGAAAATTTCGTATTTTTACTTGAAAATTTTTCAAACGATGAACCACCTTCGAGGCCTTTAATAGGACAACTTTGGTTTGATTCTGATGTAGAAGTGTTAAAAATTTATAATGGTGAAAATTGGGGAGCAGTAGGCGCCGCTGAATTAAGTGATAGTGCTCCTGTAGATCCACAGATAGGTAGTTTATGGATCGATACACAAAATAACATACTTTACACTTGGTCCGGAACTGAATGGTTATTTATTGGCCCTGAAACCGCAGAAGGATTTGGATTAACACGGGCTAGGTCTCACGTATTAGTCGATGACTTGGGAAAAAATCAACCAGTAATTCTTTTAACAATCAACGACGTTATTATAGGTATTATTGCAACTACATCATTTAGAATTTCTGGAGTGAATGATATTTCAATATCCGGATTTTTAGATATTGTTCCGGGCATCAATTTATCGAGTGCTGTTAAATTAAACGGAAATTTACAAGGGCTAGCAGACAGAGCCACTATTTTAGAAAACAAGCGCACAATAAACGGTATTGGATTTGACGGTTCTCAAGATATTACTATTACCTCAAATACAACAAATCCGTTAAATCCTGGATCTTATATCTTAGGATCATCCTTTAACGGATCTCAAGCATTAACTTGGGAAATCGATGCAAGTGCGGCTAATTCAATTGGGAAAATAGTTGCACGAGATGCATCTGGTAATTTTTCAGCTAATACAATATCGGCAGACATAGTAGGTAATGTATCGGGTAACATCGAATCTACAGAGACAAGCAGATTTAACATTGTTACAGCTAATGAATTTCGAGGAGCAACATTAACAGGAAATGCTTTTACAGCTTCTAAGTTAAGAGATAGTGTACAAATTAACGGTATAGATTTTGACGGTTCCGAAGATATAATAGTTCCTGGACCAGCTGCTAGATTAGTAGGCGATACAATTGCTTCCAATGTTAAATTTTCACAATTAGAATCTGTAGGAGTGCTTCAGCAATTACAGGTAGACTATCCTGGAATAACCATAGGAAATCAATTATCAATTTCTTTAAGAGATAGTACAACACCTCATATAAACAGTTCATATGGAGTATTACAAATAACTTCAACAGATGAAGGTGTTGCTATTTTAAATGCTCAACAATCTTCAAGTAACCAGACGACAATAATCCCAATGGGAGATGTAGATATTGGAATTACCGGTAATGAATTTCAAAGAATTTATTCATTACAATTTATAGGAAATCTTGTAGGAAATGCAGATACATCAACTTCTTCTATAACAGCATCTAACATTGCTGGCGGAGGAGCTGGTGCTGTTCCTTATCAATCATCTCCAGGATCTACAACATTTGTTGCTCCTTTAGCAAACAAAGTTTTACGATCAAACGGAGCTGGAATTCCTTTTTGGGGCGATGCTGTTTTTGCATCACTCAATATAGGAGACTTCTTAGTAGGTGATAACTATGATGGATTAAATGCTACAACCATTAGTGTAGATGCTAGTTCAACAAATACCGCAGATAAAGTTGTTGCCAGAGATGCTTCAGGTAATTTTTCTGCAAATATAATTACAGCAAACTTAACTGGAACATCGTCTAAATCAGAACAAATTTATCTTGAAGAAACTACCGGAGGATTTTTCGGAAGCGACCCTAATGATGATTTTAATGTGGTATTTCAAGGAGACGGAGGCTCTGGTAATAAATTTTCCAGTTTACAGGTAGATACCGGCGGATTAACATTCAACCCTTTTACAAATACATTATCTGGAAATAATTTAATACTAGACGGCACAGCTAATAATAATGTTAGTTTATCTGGAGATACAATGACTGGATTCCTCCAACTAAACGCAAATCCTACAGTAGCCTTACACGCCGCAACTAAACAATATGTAGATACTACGGTTGCAGAACAAATTGCAGAATTAGGTCCAGGAGTACCTCGAGCTTTTGTTAGATTTGACGGTAGCGATCTAACCATAAAGAAAAGTTTAAGGGTGTCGGGTGTTCAAAGATTATCAGCTGGAAGATATCGAATAAATTTTGAAAGTGGTGCATTTACTGATGCAAATTATGTAATGGCTGGTATGGCTTCCGATACTGATCATTTTGTAGCATTTAGAACTTCTGATGTAGCATTTGCAGAAGTATGGACAGTTGACTCTGCTTCCGGTAATAACACTCCTAGTAACACCGGGGGTGATGTCATGGTTACCTTTTTCATATAAATAACACTATTAGGAAATAAAATGTCATATCAAGTAGATAAATTTAACGGAACTTTTTTAACAGCAGTAGAAGATGGTACAATCGATACCACTACTGATATTCGATTGGTTGGTAAAAATTACGCAGGCTACGGAGAAGTTCAGAACGAAAACTTTATCCATATGTTAGAACATTTTGCCAATACTACTGCGCCACCTAGAGCAGTTGTTGGTCAAATCTGGTATGACTCTACCAGTACAGAAAAAAAATTAAAATTTTACGACGGATCCAAGTGGAAAATAGCTAACGGGGCAGAAGTAAGCGGAACTGCACCTAGCGGTTTATCAACCGGCGAGTTTTGGTGGGACAATTCTGCTAAACAATTATATGCGTGGTCAGGAACAGAATACGTATTAGTTGGCCCTGAAACTAGTCCAGAATTAGGTGCAAGCGGTCTTTCGACTCGTGTAGTAAAAGACAACGGAAATGCTGATCAAACTATCATAACACTAACCTCAGGTGATGTTGTAGTTGCTATAATTAGTTCTGAAGAATTTACATTAACTTCTGACCCGGGATTGTATCCCGATCTTGCTAATTTTAGAGGATCTAGTATACAAAAAGGTATCACGATAGCAAATACAAATTCATCGGGAATATCTACGAACGATTACAAATTTTGGGGAACAGCTGAATCAGCAAAAGGTTTAGTTGTAGACGGCGCATTTGTAGATTCTGCTAATTTTATACAAGATGGCGCTATTGATTTTGAAGATCCTATTAGTTTCGCAGAAGCTGGATTCCGGGTAGGAGTTACAAATCCTGATGATCTGTTAGGAAATTTACGAATTTTTATAGAAACTTACTCAGTTGGACCAACTGACACGAGACAACGGGCTGTCGTAGAGTCAATTAAAAATGAAGATGTAATATTTAGATTTTCTGATCCTTTAGCGGATACATCTGTACAATTACTCGAACTTAATTCAAACAAAATACTGCCAGGTATAAATGATTTATTTGATATAGGATCTGATGATCCTTCAAATCCGTCTAATAATAGATATTTTAGGAATATTTATTCCTCAAAATTTATAGGAACACATCAGGGACCGGTTGTAGGTAATGTTACAGGAGTTCTTATAGGAAATGTTACAGATGAGTCAGGTGATATTATTGTTAATCCTGGTGCAAACGCAATAGGAAACTCCACTACAAGATATAGCGGAACACTTACAGGTAATGTAGTTGGCGAACTGCAAGGAGATGCTACCAATGCTACTAGACTAGGGAATAATTTACCTGCAGAAACTGTTCCTACAAGCTCAGATAAACGATCGGTGCCTACACGAGATATTAACGGAAATATTTATGCATCCCAATTTATAGGAATCGCGGATAAATCAGACAGGTTAAAAATAGATGATACTGCAACAGATTCTGATCCTGAATACAGATCAGCTAAAACTATTACTCTTGCAAATACCATTGTAGCAAGGGACGGATCAGCAGATGTTTACGCTAATATTTTCCACGGAACTGCTACAGCAGCAAGATATGCAGATCTTGCAGAGAAATATTTAGCAGACAAAGACTACGAGCCTGGAACAGTTGTAATGATAGGCGGCGATGCTGAAGTTACAGCCTGTACTCAAAATTCTCATGTTATTGGTGTAGTTTCCACTAATCCCGCGTATATGATGAACAGTGAGCTAGAAGGCGGAACATACATTGCGCTAAAAGGGCGTGTTCCTGTAAAAGTAGGCGGAAAAGTCAAAAAAGGCGATACTCTTGTAGCAGGCGTTAATGGATATGCGGTTGCCGGCAACCAAGGACACGTTTTTGCAGTAGCATTACAAGCGAGCGAAAATGAAGCAGTTAAGTTAATTGAAGCGGTGGTTCTATAATGGCAATAGGCGGAGATATATCAGCACTTGATTATAATACCGTTAGGGAAAAAATTGATGAAGTATTAGGTATCGGTGCAGGAACTTTCGGGTATGGACAGACATTGCAAAGTTCTCCTGTCTTTTCTGGCGATATTGTTACTAAGACCCAATGGGATAATTTGAGATTTGATATTTTTAATGCAAGAGTTCATCAAGTCGGGCAGTCTCCTAACTTAATAATATTAAGTGATGAACAACTAATTGATGATAAAGCAAACGATCCTGTAGTAAATTATAATAATCAAGCAGATATTTGTGCTTTAGACAGATTGAGAGTCGATCCAACTCAAGCAATAATTTCGGCAATTGGCACCGGTAATCTTTCGGTACCTGGACAATATGATTATACAAGCTCTTGGTCCAGCAATTTAACTATCGAATTAACCTGTACTTTCAATGATGCTAATGATGCTAGATTTTTCTTTAATTCAGGAGGCAAAATACAAATTACCCCATCGTTACGAGGTTATACAGATACTGCACAGACAAGAAACTGGAATTCGTTACTAGATCAAACAGGAACCCAGGAATTCGGAGCTAATACAGATCCTAGTGTAAATTTTTATTCATTAACTGACAACTATTTGACATTTTATATTGCATCAGGTAGTGCATCCTATACCTCTAATACAATAAAAATGGAGGCAAAAACAAATGTTGCTGATAACAGCCAAGGAACAGCAAATATAGTATACATAAGAATTACATTGACTGATAACTATATAGATCTAGGTTTACCTGAACCAGGCGACGAAATCGACGGCACGACTAGAATCGAGTTCGCTGAATTTAAAGCATCTGGAGAGTTACAACCAACTGGACTGTTTTCTATCACAAGTCCTTTTTATGCTGTTAGTTCTTTTTCAGCAAGCTAATAATTAAGTTAAGCATTAGGTAAATAAATTTATGGCAGGAACTGGATTATCTATTACAGCAGCAGATTACAATGATCTACAAAGTGATGTTGAAGAATTATTAGGAACATCTGATACTGGAACTTTTGGATACGGACAAATTGTAAGAAGTTCACCTGTAGACACAGACGACAAAGTTACTATTAACGAATATAATAACTTACGAACAGATCTTCTTAATATTGCTTTTCATCAAACAGGATCTTTACCTAGTGATACTGTAGGCTCTGGTAATTTAGTCACAGTTAATGTTGGCGAAAAAATAGAATTCGACGTTACAGACGACCCATTTAATCAATACGTAAACAATGCTGCAACTTATAGATCTAACAGATTTGACGTATTTTCAGGAAATACACGCACTGTAAACTTAGTTGATGAAGCTAATCCTATAGAAAGAAATTGGGATCCAGCTATAGGTGATTATTGGAAATACGGAATTGAATGCACAGTCACAGTATCGTTCAATAGTGCTGTAGAAGCTAGGCATTTTTTTAACAGTGGCGGCAAGATTCGATTTTCTAGTAGACGAAAGGAAGGTACTACAACCGGAGGTACCAGCACAATACGACGACAGAACGAAAATTGGTCAGCTCTTTTACAATCGACTGTTGCTAACAGAGATTTTGGCGGAAATACTCCAGGAACAGGAACTTCTCCGTTAAACGGTTTGAACTATTACAGACTTACAGACTCGTTTGTGGTTGCTTTTGCTAACGTATCAGCATCTGGTGATTATTCAGCCAACAACTTCCAAATATTTGCTAGATCTCCAGGAATATCTAATAACAGTTCCGGCACGGCTCGCGATATAGAATTTAGAATTAGATGGATAGATTCACACACAGAAAATTCATTAACTGCTCCAGACGGTGTAGATGGAAAAATTGAACTTTTTGTCAACTCCGTAGAACCTGTACAGTCTTTATTGCCTTTCGGAAATTGGACATTGTCAACGCCTACTATTTCTAGCCAAACAGAAATAACAAATATCAGTTTGTTGGGTTCGCTTACCCAGGTAACTTTAGATTCTAACATAGACGGAGGGGGATATGTTTTAGATACAAGCGATGCCATCACTGTTATAGGCGCAGAGTTAGCAGATGATGACCGTACTAATGCAGGAATGGCATTGATATATGATAATTTCACAGGCACAAAACTTACAGAGTTGTATGACCCTAATATCGATAATGTAGCCTTTGTAAATAGTTCGACTAACGTATCCGGTTGGCGAACACTTTCGACACAGCATCGTTTTGGCCAGCGTGTAGCAGTATCGGATAATTATATTGCTATATCGTCAGACGGCGGCGGATTTGGAAGAGTTCACCTTTACAGCGCAACCACTAGAAATTATCTGAGAACAATAGACGGACAGGCTGGCAGTTCATCATTTGCATCCGACCTGGCATTGTCTAACAGCTATCTGGCCGTAGCAGATCGTCAAAGGTCCGGCGGCGGCGCAGTTGAACTATATAACCCTGCAAATGGAAATTTAATTAGAACAATTAGTAATCCTAATAATACAGCATTGGATACTTTTGGCTATGGTTTAGACATTACATCAACTAGATTGATTGTCGGGGCCCCTAGAACAGATTTAAACGGTGTTAATTCGGGAACGGTATATTGTTTTAATTTATCTAATGGTAGTCTTGTTTACAGTATCAATAATCCAGCAACTGCAACTCCAGCAGACGATAGATACGGACGTAGTTTAGCGGCAAATGAAGAATATTTTGTAGTAGGAGCATGGAACGCCGCTTCTGGCGGAAGGGCTTACATACATGATTTAGCCACTGGAGACTTACTACACACATTAGTGAATCCTAATGCAACTGGATCAAGCTCAGGAGATGAATTTGGCAGACACGTAGCTATAGGAGATAGATATTGTGCGGTCAGTGCAGCAAACGAAGATGTAGGCGGCGGGGCAACAGGAACTGTTTATTTGTTCAGCCTTCTTACAGGAGATCTCATACGCACACTCAACAATCCAGATCCGACAGCTATCGACAGTTTCGGTAGTAGTCTGGCAATGTCGAATGAATATATAGCCATTCTAAAAACTACTTCAAGTACTGATCTATATATTGAACGTACTGTAGAATTAGGACCATCGTTCGACTCAGAATAATAATCATCAATCGGCGTTTCCTATAAATAATATGCTACTTTTATAAGGGAGATATTATATGGACGACCGTCTACAGAAAGCACTAGATTTTTCAAATTATCGGCAAACTTTTTCTGTACAAAGAAAGACATTAAAAGAAAAAATCAATTCTCAGCTAACGTTTGGTTGCAATGGAGGATTATTCAAAATAGATCAGACTTTGATAAATTTTGTAGTAACTTTAGAATCAGCAGGCAGAACAGAAAACGTTGTTTTACTAGATTCGAATGACAATCCAATTCTCATTGAAAAGCTCATTGAATTTAAAGATGAAATTTTTGATAGATATTTTTCTGCCACAAACGAATATTATGAAGAGTACAAGCAGTTAAAATCTAGTAGATCTGTGGAAAAATTAATTAGCTATGAATAAAGGTATTTTAATTTTTGCCCATAATAATAGACAGGTCGATTACTCGCTTATGTCATTAATATCAGGGGGATTAGCTAAAAAACATTTAAACTGTCCGGTTAGTTTAGTTACAGACGAATCAACTGCTGACTGGATGAAAGAATCTAATATCTACGGTCGTGCGGAATCTGTATTTGATAAAATTATATTGACAGAAAGGCCTGTTTCGAATAATTCTAGAGTTTTATATGACGGTGACATAAAAGGAACCGTTAGTTTTAATAATACAAATAGAGATACTGCTTGGAATTTAACTCCTTATGAAAGAACATTATTAATAGATGCAGATTTTTTCATCCTTTCGAATAATTTAAATGACTACTGGGATCTTGACTCGGATTTACTTTTATCAGAATCTATAAATGATGCTGTATCAGATACAAGATTAGGATACCTAGATAAGTATGTTTCCGAAACAGGTGTTAAAATGTATTGGGCAACAGCAATTATGTTTACAAAAAATGAAAAAACTAAAGCATTTTTTGATACTGTGAATATGATAAAAGAAAATTACGAAATGTTTGCAGATATTTATAGATTTAATCATTTATTGTATAGGAATGATATTGCATTCAGTATAGCTAAACACATATTTGACGGATTTACAGAAATAACTTCATATAATTTACCATCAATATTAACTTTTTCAGATAAAGATATCCTTGAAAAAATTGACGATACTGGATTAATATTTTTAGCCAGTGAAAAATTTGATGATAATTATTTTCCTGTTCGGGTAAAAAATCAAGATGTACATATTATGAATAAACAGAGTATCACTAGGAACCACGAAAACTTGCTGGAGATTTTATGAATTTTGGATACTTAATTTTTGTTGCCGAACACGAAACTATACCTTACGATAGACTTGCATATGCACTTGCATTAAGTATAAAAGCAACTCAAAAACAAGGTTATGATAAAGTTGCGCTTGTTATTGATAAACCAGAAGTTTTGGAAAATTTTAACAGTCCCTGGGTATTCGACGAAGTTGTAGAATGGAAGCAAGAATCCGGATGGGATGGAAGATCGTGGATGGATGAACTTAGTCCTTGGGAGTATACGGTTTGTTTAGATTCGGATATGCTGTTCTTGAGAGATTACAGTCATTGGATAGACTACTTTATAGAAAATTCTGAACTTTATGTTGCCAATAAAGCATATACATATCGTGGAACTGAAATTACAAATGATTTTTATAGGAAAACATTTACTGCAAACGGGCTTCCTAATTTATATAGTTTTTATACTTTTTTCAAAAAAGATTCAAATTTAGCTTCGGAATTTTTTAATTTAGCAAGATTTATTATAAAAAATCCAAACGAATTTTCAAATTCGTTTTTATCAGAATATAAGCCCAATGTGGTAGGAACAGACGAATCGTTTGCTTTAGCTTCTAAGATTTTAGATATACAAGAAGAAATTGCGTATAATTTAGATTTTCCTAAAGTGGTTCATATGAAAGGCCAAGTGCAAGATTTTCCTTGGCCTGCGGAGCTTGCGTCAGATCATCTTGGATTTTATTTGGATAAAAATGCTGATTTAAAAATAGGTAATTATCAGCAAGACAACATTGTACATTATGTTGAAAAGGATAAAATTACATTAGAAACTTTAAATGTACTTGAGGAAAAAATATGGAAGAATTAACTGATTTTGATAACATTATTCAAGAATATTTAAAAAAAGAAATCGTTTACTGTGCAAAATTTAATGTAGATACAGGAAGTGTAAGTCAGTTAGGCCCAAAAAATTCATTTGATCCTGAAGAAACAAATTTAATAGAAGTTGAGAAAAATACAGCCGAGTTGATTTTATCTGGAGACGTTCCTTTGGGTACCTGTTTTGTTGATGTGGTAACCCAAACATTCGAAATAATTGAAACAAAAAGTATTACTAAAATAGATGATGTATTACATAGGGTCGTAGATATTAATTGGACAACAATAGATTTCCCAGATGTATATGTTAACTGCAAAGATAATAAAATCATTGTAGAATTAGCCGAAGAGCTAGGAGGAACATATAAAAATCCAATCGAGTCTAGGCCAAGGCGTAAAGTATTTTGGTCAAACGACACTGTACTAAGTTTTTTAGTTACAAGTTATAATGATCCGCATATTGTTTATCACGAATTGACTTGTAAATTACAAGATTTACTCCAAGGCCCTGTTCAATTTGATAATATCGAGTACAACAAACAGTGCAGTCTATATACAAGAAGAATGTTTAAAAATTATGTAATGGATTTTGAATGAAAATATTAGAACTTGATATTGTTTTTATTAGTTATGATGAACCGAATGCCGAAGAAAATTATGCAGATCTTTGTAACAAAGTTCCTTGGGCACAGCGCATTCACGGAGTAAAAGGCAGCGATGCAGCGCACAAAGCTGCGGCAAATCTTGCAGAAACTGATTGGTTTATAACAATTGATGCTGATAATATTGTGCGTACAGATTTCTTTAATCTGGATTTAAGTATGGACAATCCTAATATTCAGGTTTATGGTTGGTGTGGTAGAAATAATATCAATGGGCTTCGTTACGGTAACGGTGGTCCTAAAATTTGGAAAAAAGATTTTGTAAAAAATATGAAAACTCACGAAGCTGCTGAAACAAAAAATGCGCAGGTAGATTTTTGCTGGGAAGACGGTTATAAAAATCATCCAAAAACGTACAGCGATAGCATAATAAACACAACTCCATTCCAGGCTTGGAGAGCAGGATTTCGCGAAGGCGTCAAAATGACGTTACTTAATGGTGTTAAAGTGCCGCCGCAAGAAATAGAAAAACATATCTGGTGGCATAACATTCATAGACTCCGAATGTGGTCTACTGTAGGTTCTCATATTGAAAACGGAATATACTCAATTTTAGGCGCCCGCCAGGGAACATATATGACAAATTGTACAGATTGGGATTATGTACAAGTTAGAGATTTTGAATATTTAAGAAACCTATTTAACGAAACAGTAAAAGATTTGACCGAATCTGATGTAAAAGACTCAATTATCGATTTAGGAAAAAAAATTAGATACGGTCTAGGTTTAAATTGGCCCTGGCTCGATGTCGACAGCAGTAAATATACCTCAGATTTGTACGAGGAGACACTCAATCTTGGAGCAACATATTATAGTTTAAGCCATGTATGATATTTTCTTTATTGGCCCTGAGACAGATCACTGGCATAAGTTTAAAACATTCTATCCTAATGCGATAAGAATCGATTCAGTATTATCATGGCAGGATATACAAAGCAAGTCCTTTACCAAAATGTTTTGGGTTATCTGGGACGATATAGAATTTAATTATTCTTTAAATTTAAGTGACTATCGTGCTTCGAAGTGGGATGATAAGTATGTCCATATCTTTAAAAATGATAACACATTTAACGGTGTGTGTTTGTTTCCTAAGAATTTAAATCCTAGTAACCGAGAATTTTCTAGAAGATTTTTCATACAGCGTAAAGAAGTAGATAAAGTTTTAAGCACTCCTAAATATCAAGACACTGCGTTTGATGTAGTTTTTATAAGTTATGACGAATCGAACGCAGACGAAAATTTTGCAATACTTAAACAAAAGGTTCCAAACGCAAAGAGGATACACGGAGTTAATGGTATACATAATGCTCATATTGAGGCAGCAAAAATAGCAAATTCCAGTATGTTTTATGTTGTTGACGGCGACGCTGTTATTGAAGATACATTTGAATTTAACAAGAATATAAGTGAGTTCGAAAGAGACACTGTATATGTATGGCGCAGTAAAAATCCAATAAATGACCTAGAGTATGGCTACGGCGGAGTAAAATTATTACCTACCAAGTATACTCTAATGTTGGATAAAAATACTACAGATATGTCAACTAGTATAAGTGGCAAATTTAAACCGATGCCCGATATATCCAACTTAAGCCAGTTTAATACTGATCCTTTTAGTACTTGGAAATCAGCATTTAGAGAATGTGCTAAATTAGCAAGTAAAGCAATCGATAGACAGGAAAATAATGAAACTAATAAAAGACTAGAAATCTGGACTACCGTAGGACACAATAGACCTTTTGGCGAATATTCAATTAAAGGTGCCAGGGCTGGCAAGGAGTTTGGCCTTTCTAACAAGACTGATATATTATTAATAAACGATTTTAGTTGGTTAAGGAAAAAATTTGAGGACACTTGTGGACGATAAACAACGAATAGAAAAATTCATACCGATGATGGATGAACTAAGTCCTACTTTTTGTATGGCTAAATGGCATCATACAACGATCTATCTACAAACTGGCGAAACTCATAGTTGTTATCATCCTGCTCCCCATAAAATTCCTTTAGATGAACTAAAAGATAACCCTAGTGCTTTGCATAACACCTCCCAGAAAAAAGAAGAAAGACGCCAGATGATAAACGGCGAAAAACCTAGCGGATGCCAGTATTGTTGGAATATTGAATGTTTAGGCAAAGATTATATTTCCGATCGTAAAGAAAGAAATGCTAGTATATACACGCCTGAACGATTTGATTTTATAAAACAAAATCCTTTTGCAGATGTTAATCCGCAATATATTGAAGTTAGTTTTGGTAACGAATGCAATTTTAAATGTGGATATTGTCATCCTAAACATTCTAGTTCATATTATAAAGAAATAAAAGATCACGGCCCTTATCATATGGTTCGCAATCACCGTAACGATATAGATTGGTTCGAAATTTATGAAGAAGAAACAAATCCTTATGTTGATGCATTTTGGAAATGGTGGCCAGCTGTAAGTAAAACGCTTACAATTTTACGTATCACAGGAGGCGAGCCTCTGCTACAACAAAGTACGTGGAAGCTATTCAGCGAACTTGAAAAAAATCCTATGCCCCAATTAGAGTTGAATATTAATTCCAATTTTGGAGTTAAGCCGGTCCTGATTGATCGATTGATTGAAAAAGTTAATAAACTTGTTGAAAACAACTGTATAAAAGACTTTAAAATTTTTACAAGCATTGATACATGGGGAGAACGTGCCGAGTATATAAGAACTGGGCTAGATATTAATTTGTGGGAACGTAATCTAGACAATTATCTTACTAATACTAATTTACCTGTAACATTTATGATTACATTTAATATATTAACAGTTACTAGTTTTACAACGCTATTAGATAAAATTTTAGAATGGCGGAAAAAATATAATAAATCTGATCAAAATAAATGGCAAAGGATTCGTTTTGATACGCCGTATCTCAAAGAGCCACTTCAGTACGATATGAATATTTTACCAAAAAACGAATTTATGCCCTATATGTACAATAATTTAAAATTTATCAAAGACAACTTAGATGATAAGGATAGAACTAAATTTTCAGAAATCGAGTATGAAAAATTTTTACGTGTAGTAAAATATATGGAAACTACCAATTATGATACTGATAAATTAATAGAAGGGCGTAAAGATTTTGCAAATTGGTTTAACGAAATAGATAAGAGAAGAAAAACTAATTTTTTAAAAACTTTTCCTGAAATGGAAGAGTTTTTCTTTGACTGTATTACCAGCTAAACTTTATTTAAATTTAAAAAAACTTTTCTATTGTAATTCAAAGTAGGGATCATTTCCTGATAGATTTCTTGTAGTTCATTAAATGAGAGATTTCCGATCTTCTCTATAAGATCTAATATAAGGTACATTCGTTTTTGATGATCTGTTTCCTGGTCGTAGCTTTCTTCCCACCATTTATTAAACGTTTTGAAGCCTAGTGATTTTATGTATTCTAATGTATATGGAGGTCCTACTATGATAAATGGAATTCGATTATCAATTGCTCGTAAAGTCTTTTCACTTATGTTAGGAAACGGCTGAAAATATCTAGTTTCATTAATAATTGCACAGAAAGATTCGGTATAGTTTTCTCTGGGAATATCGTTGTGCCATGCATCGCCGTCTGGGTGGAAAGATATATCGGTATTATCAATATCTACCTTTCCTTTTTTGTCAAATACTGTATTTGGCGTGTTGAGGTTGCGAAAACCTGTTATGAGTTTTTCCTTTACAACTTCATTTTTTATATCATCGAGGTTAAAGAAATTATTACTTTTTATGGTGCCTATACTACAATTGTAATACCAACTAAAGTTAGAATCAAAATTTGAAACATATGCAGTTGTAAAGTGTCTATGTAATGCGTATCTCCAATTGGAACAAAAAAATTTTTTATTAATTTCTTTTTTATCGATATTAACATCGCCTACCGGATCGTTTGATATTTCGCGTAAGAAAATATCATAGCACTCTATTTGTAATTTAGGATATTGCAATTCTAATATTTTGCTATTGTATTCGCAAGTTTTTACAATTATATTCAAATTATATTTTTTTTGAAATCGTGATATACTATCTAATTCTGTTGATTTTATCTTTAGAATATCAGTATCAGAGCTAAATTCACTAAAGTAATGTCTGTTCAATCTCTTTGTGTAAAAAGATTGAGGCTCGTAAAGATAAATTGTAATTGTCTTTTTAGATAATTTATTTATGGTTTTGGAATAGAATGATGGAAACTTAATTGTTCCAGTACCAGTCCATATGAAGCAAGGATTTTTATTATTTGCAATTTCTGATATTGCCGTATACGGAAATTTAAGAGTATTTGCTACTCTTTTTTTTGATATTGGGATATTTTTATAATATAATTTTTGTTCAAACACGTTAGTTTAGTATATCTTGATGTCTGCTACTATTCCTGAGTTTAAACTGCTGACGAATACCATCCTGCCATTTCTGATCAAACTCGTATAATCCTGTGTTTTTTGTTACGGTATCGTATTTTTTCCTCAAATAGGTTATAAGACTATTTTGAGTCTTTTTTACAGAACTAATAGTCTTTGAATTGAATTCATAATCGAATGTTTTTTGTAAATATGCTAAATGTTCCATAGGAAGCGGATGCCCGTCTGAAAAGTATTTATGAACAATGTTCCAGTCGCTTTCCCATTTATTTTGTAAATTATTATTCCAAAGAGTCTCATAAAAACTAGGACTTATTTTTTTTAAGCAATGACCATAGTTATGACTCAAATTAGAAATATTTGATTCTGCTTTTTCTTCTGCCCATTGATCGATTGTTGTTGAAATATTGCACATTGACAAGAAATGGTACTGTGTTTTGTTTGCCAGATATTGATCTACTAAAGATATTGTAGAATAATCTCTTAATGCAAAGTGAGTATCGTTTGCCCATTTTTTTACAAATGTAGAATCATATTCATTTTGTGTATATATGTTTCCTGGAGTAAGCCAACCGTTTCTAGATTCTAAAAATCGGTCTTCTCGGCTGATGTTAGTCCACGAAATTAAAACAAGATCGTCCTTCTTAAATTTATAAAAATTATCTACTTGAGTCACCATATTTGCAATATAGCTATTGCCTGCACCTGACTTTCCGTAATTGTAGAATTCACTTTTTTTAAATTCGTGTCCTAAAATATTTGCCCAGGTACCCCAAATATAATCTGTAAAACTGCAACCAAACGTAAAAATTCTTTTAGGAGCAATGTTGTATAACTTTTCCATTTATTTCCCTCTTAGTGTTCTAAAAAGTTTTTCAAAGTTTTTCTTGTCGTATTGTTTATCTAATATTAGACTAGCATTGTGCAATAATACGTCTGGATTTTGAAACCTCCATTCGATTTGTTCGCTTCTTGGCAATGTTTTAATTTTATTGTAACTATTCGACAAAGATTCTAACAATTTTTTATATCTTAATATAGGATCTGGTTCGTTGTCAAAATCATAATCTATCCAGTCGGTGTATAATTTAAAACCTAATTTTTCTAAATATCTATTACATCCCTGTTGCCCATAAATTACAAACGGATGAAAGTGTATCATAGATCTAAAAGTTTTTTCAGAATAGAATAAACTGGTATTCCTAAAATTATCAACGTGTGTTTCATTTACTATTTGAAATAACGTATCGTAATGCAACTGAGAATTTATGCTTAAAGCATGGTTGGTCTTAAAATCGTCGGTATCTACAGTAAGGGGTAAATTTTCTATCCATTTTCTTACTAGTAAATGGTGTATTCCTGTTTTTTTAGAAATTGTGTGTATAGTAGCAAGTTTATCGTCATTATGAATACAGTCGTGGCTTATATTCGCAACCTTCCCCAATTGATGATGACTTAGCAGACAAGTGGCTGCTGATCTGTATTGGCGATTTACCCTGCTTAAACTTAATAAAAATTTTCCTTTATATGTTTTATCAATTTGTTTTTTCATAAAAGAATAATGCTTTTTCAACGACTTTTTACTATAAGAAATTTCATATAGATCATTAATCATTCTTCTAAAACTTAAAAAAGGAAAAACATTAACACTCGTTTTAATTTTGTGTTTTTTATTATATGTTTTTATATTCAAATTATCTTTTAAATTTGCAGAGGTAAAAATAATTTTGTTTGCTGGAATATTATATTTTTCACAGTTAGAATACAAAATGTCAAAGAAATATGTTCCTTGAAATGGGCTAAATCCCTCTGTGCTTGCATCAAAAACAAAAAAACATAAAGTATTTTCTCTAATTTGATCTAAAGTCGATTTATTCAAATACTGAAATATATCGATATCAGCAGACCATTCTGGATATTTGATTAATGCTAGAACAAAGGACATATTCTTATGACGATCGTGATCATTGAACAATACTGAAAATGTTGTACTGTCGCATTCTTGTATATACGGATTGTCTGAGATAACTTCTTTGAAAATTTTCATGTAGTCTATTTATAAGGTAAATATTTTGAAAATTAAATATTTGGTATATATGTCGCGTGATTGTAAAATTTTTTATTTTTTGATATGGAAAGATACTCCAGATGATTATAGGCGGAAAATAAAAAAAGCTAAAAAGATTTTGTGTGATAAAAAGAACATAAAAATAATTTTCTGCGCGGCAGAAGAATGGGAATACACTGCCGAAATGAAAAAATTTCCTTTGACAAGCTCTAAATATTTAAGTAAAGATATTATAATTGGACACGTAAAAAATAACTCGATGTCTCTACCTAAAGATTTTAATATCCACCTCTGGAAAAATTCTTGGTTATTTATTACAGCATCTATTTTCGACGATAACTTTTTATCCACTGATTATAAAAATATAGATAAATTGTTTATATCGTTGAATAATAAAGATCATTATTGGAGATGTTTAATGATCGATAATCTTAGTAAAAAGAATTTATTAGAAAAATCCTATTATTCTTGGCGAAAAGACGGAGGCGATAGAAATAATTATTCTTTTAAATACTGGGACGAACAGGTTATATTGCTTCCTAGCGAAAGAAAGAATTTTAATAATGAGCAGCTTGACAGCATCCCTCAAGAGTTTTCTAAAGCGGTCTTTCATATAGTTTGTGAATCTACAGTTAGTGATCGATTAATTGATATTTCGGAAAAAACATGGAAATGTATATTATCGGCACAACCTTTTATAATTTTAGGAAATCCGGGAGTACATCAACAATTAGAAGACTGGGGATTCAAATTATATCGAGAAATATTTGCTTATGATTTTGATAAGATACCAGAAGTAAAAGATAGGGTTGAGTCTATAGTAGAACAGATTGCTAATATAGATAGTCAGCATAGCCCGGAAGGCTATACTACTCTTAAAATGAAATTGCAAGAAACTGCAAATTACAATCAACAAAGAGCTTTTCAGATGATAAAGAATAAAGAAATGATTCCACAAATAGTGTTAGATACTGATTATTATACACAAATTATTATCGATGCAGAACAAAATATAGGTGATATTATATGAATATAGGTTTTATTGGTTTAGGTAAATTAGGAATGCCTTGCGCTGAAGCCATTGCCAGACACGAGCATAGTGTATTCGGATATGATGTAGCAGAAGTATCAAGTGATATTGTTAAAATTGTAGATAGTATTGAAAAATTAGTTTTAGATAAAGACATTGTATTTGTTGCTGTTCCTACACCTCACGATCCAGATTATGATGGCAGTGAACCAACAGCACACTTAGAACCAAAAGATTTTAGTTATGATATTGTAGAGCAAGTTATATCGGAAGCAAACAGATATATGAATAAAAATCAGTTACTTGTTCTTATTTCGACTGTGTTACCTGGGACAACACGCAGACAGTTTGTTGATTTAGTAACTAACACTAGATTTGTGTACAATCCCTATCTTATCGCTATGGGTAGTGTTGCTTGGGATATGGTTAATCCTGAAATGGTTATGATTGGTACAGAAGACGGAACTGAAACAGGTGATGCCAAACAACTTGTTGAATTTTATAAAACTATAATGGAAAACGATCCCCGTTACGTTGTAGGCACTTGGGATGAGTGCGAGTGCATTAAAGTATTTTACAATACCTTTATCAGTGCTAAAATAGGTCTTGTTAATATGATACAAGACGTAGCAGTACAACAGGGCAATATTAATGTAGATGTCGTTACAGACGCTTTAGCGCAGTCTACGATGCGTATTATGGGCCCTCAGTATATGAAGGCAGGTATGGGAGACGGTGGAGCCTGTCACCCTAGAGATAACATTGCGCTACGCTATATGGCTCAAGAATTAAATCTAGGATATGACTTATTTGACAGTATTATGTCTGCAAGAGAAATTCAAGCTGAAAATCTTGCTATGTTTCTTGTAGATATTGCCAACGAAAAGAATATGCCTATTTTCATTCATGGTAAGGCATATAAACCAGGAGTTCCCTACACGGATGGTAGTTATAGTTTATTGGTCGGACACTATTGTGAGTATCACGGATTCTCTCCGACCTATGTAGATCCGCATACTGGTGATACATTATATCCAGACGAGCCTTGTGTAATGTTAATGGCACATTCTGCCAGCACAACTTATGAATATACTGGTAAAGAAAACAAGGATGAAATTTATTGTAGCATTCCTGCAGGAAGTGTAATTGTTGATCCATGGAGGAAGATTGAATCGAGTGTAAGCACAGTAATTTGGTATGGAAATTCAAGATGTTAAGATTCGAATCAAACAATTTACTTATAGACTTTGAAAATCAAGACAAGTCGAGAAACTGGTATTGCACAGACTCTAAAAAAAATGCAATTTATAAAGACAATATCGAGTATAATTTTAATAGTTTAGGATACAGAACAAAAGAAATACAAGATCTAGATAAAGATTTTATATTAACTACCGGATGCAGCTATACCGAAGGCGTCGGGTTACCCCAGCATAAAATTTGGTGTAATACATTAGCAGATAAATTAGATTTGGATCTATTTAACATAGGAAAATCAGCTACCGGCCCTGATATAGTTTATTTAAACACTATTCAATATATTTTGTGTAATTTTCCTAAACCTAAACTTGTGGTAATCCAGTGGCCAAACAATACTAGGAAAAGTTTTGGATATAAAGATACAGAAAATACAGTGCGATTAACAGATCGGAATATAGGAAGCAGTTTTTTTGATAGTTTGTGTTTTAACAAATTTGAGACTATGGATACAAAGTGGTATGAAAATAGATATATAGCAGAAGACGGCGAAACAACAATAAACAATTACACACACTATTGTGTTACTAATTTACTGTGGAAAACTCACGGAGTGCCAGTTTTTAATTGGACCTGGTCAGGCGATTTTGAACCAACGCACGTTTTTAACGATCTTTATATTCATAATAACCAGAATAACGATTATGCGAGAGATGGGCAACACGACGGTCCTTTAATTCATCAAGAAGTAGCAGAAACTTTATATAACAAATTAAAAAATATTATTAGTATTTAATTTTATATCTTCTATTAGTCTTTCAACATCCATGTTGAAATCTATCTTAATAATTCTTTCCTGATGGTCCTCTATGGTTTCGGCTAATCGTTCTGCTAAAACAGCAGGATCTTCTGAGAGTATTTGTGATTTAACATCTATCTCCCAGACAGACCCATCGGAGAAATCTAACCTTACATTGTTAATGTAAGCAACCGGCATTGTATTCATTTCTAAATCTGTAAATACTTCCGGCCATTGATCTACTAAATGTTTAGGAGGCTTGAGCATTTAATTATGCATCAGCCTCAGATTTTTTCTTTGTGGTTTTTTTAGGTGTAGGATCGAGCTCTTCTGCTTCTCTACGTAATCTAGCCGCTTCCTTATACATTGCGTCTGCTTGACTACGATATGATTTAGCAAGATCTGTATCAGATAACACTCCGTCTTCAGCCAGTGCAGTAACAGGTTCTTCACTAGGAGTGGTCTCGGACATTTGTTTAATGTTTTCAGTTTCGCTTTGTCTCGGAGCACCTTTAACAAATGTATAGAGTTGGTCTACAGTACAATTTTTTTGTTGTGCAATAAACTGATTTAATTCAGATAACACAACTTCAGAAGTCGGTGTTGGGTTCATTACAACAGTATCGGTTGGAACTTTATGTAATCTACCATCTTGTTGCATTGCAGACAGCATTGTACGTCCATCTGGAAAGCTTCTTATAAACATAATCTCTCCAAATTCGAATGACTCTTGTGCTTGGTCTGTTTCTACAAGGGTCATAATAGCATCGTGATACTGATCAGGTAACGTGTGTACGGGTAGAACCAATGCTTGATCTGACTCTCCTGGAAGTGTTCTAAAAATTACCAGAACTCTTGTTCCTGTATTTTTAATTTTCCCAATATGTTTCATTTGTTGTGCCATAATTATTCTTCCTTGTTTGATACTGCATTAAGGAATGCATCTAGTTTGTTAAAAATTTTTCCAACAGCTTCTAACTCGTTAGCTTTAAATGCTCCTCGTTGAGTAGCAACTTCGACAACGTTTTTAAGAGCCGCTAGATCGCTGATATTGAGATCAGGACCAGATGCTCCTTCTTCTTGAGGCTGAGAATTTTCTGTAGCTGCTTCTTCTGTTTTTTGTTCAACTTCTTGATGATCCATTTAATTTCTCCTTATATCTGGACACGCTAACATAAAATATGTCATTTCTTTTTCTTCTTCAAAACCCACATATACCTCGGATTTTAAAGAATCATTTTTAGTTATACTAGGTATTGCAGTTATACAATATCTTCCGCTTAATTTAGACTGAATCCATTCCTCGATGTAGTGCATTGCAAACGGCTCTATTCTCATCTTAGTGTAATGAGGAGGCATATAATTTAATTTCCTAACACCTAGTATTTCGAGTTGATTAAGTTCTATTTCCATAAATTATTTATAATATGCTAAGTTTATTGTTATTAATTCTGAGCCATTCTTTTAGCAAGAGCTTTAGAATACCCTAATTTTTGAACGTCCCCTGAAAACAAATAAAGCTCAAATGCTGATTTTTCTTTCAAAACTATTATATATTTCTTAGTTATAAAATACGGAGACTCGATAAAGTTATCAAGCCATACTAAAACTTGAGGTGTAATTGAAAAACTTTTGGGGAAATCTATTTTGTATGTTTTAATTTTAGATCGTTGCTCTATATATTTAATTGCATATTCTGTTAGTCTTAGACCACCGTCATTTTTACTGCGTACATTCCACCACCAGTCTGCTCTTAATTTTTTTACACGTTCTTCCGTGGGATTTTCGTCTGCAGCTTTTAGAAATATGCAAGTAAATTGATCTTTACTGTCCATTTCAATTTTCAATTTCCCCAGTGGTTAATCGATATACTTTAAATTCTTGTGTCTTAAACATTGCATTTAGTTTTTTAGCAAGATTATGGGCGTGACCGGGATTAGAAAAACTAACTTTTTTATATTTAGGTCCAGGATAGCTACTTACAAGACTGCCACTTTTAAGATTAAACGGTTTACCTTTATAAAACACTGCCCAAATGGCTTCGGATTCTAATATCTGTTCAATTTTATAGGTATCTTTATTTGTATGCTCTAATAAAACCTTAGGTTTAGGCCTACTCATATGCGTATCCTTAATTAACTACGCATATATTTATCTTTTAGAACCCGCCACCGTCGAATTTTACATCAATTTTTGTTGTTGATTGTTTAATTTCTTTAAGATTTTCATTCATTTCTTGCATTGTATCGGATAACTTTGCAGAAAACAATGCTAGATCAGATACTAACTCCCTAGCTTCCTGAATGCTTAACCTGATATCTTTTGATTGGCTTTTTTCTGCAGCTCTCACACGTTGAATAAATCGTTCTACACTGGGTAGTGTAGAAGGAATGTTATTTTGTATTGGCATTAGATAATTCCTGTTTCATTTCAAGTTCTGTTTTATATGGACCTTTAAAATTATATCTTTGCAAAGTAATTAACTTAGGACAAAAGCTTTTTACCCAGCCTTTGTCAAACCGAATTATGTAATAACCTGCACAATACAAGCTTTTAGAGTCTTCACTTTTTGTAAATAACGGCAACTTTCTTTTGATGTCAAACATCGAGTTGTGAGGAACAATGCTACAAGGAAATCCGTGTACTTCTAAAGGCTCGGCATTGTCGGCAGGTTTAATAATCTTCGCCACAAAAAAGTCAGAACCAAACTCTTTTGTAATGCTTTTTTTATCCTTGAAAATTTTTACACCAGTTTCGTTGCTCAGTACAAATTTGTTGTCTTCGTCTTTTCTGAGGGTAGCACATTTTACACCATTTTGTTCTACTATCCAAAATTTATCATCTATAATAGGTTTAGCTTGAAGTTCACTCATTTATATCTCCTGATTTTTAACTATTTTCGCTGTATCGAGCATTTAAAGGATTAGCATACGCCTGTGCTTGTTCGGAAATTTTTTGCAGATCCCATAAATTACAAAATTTCATCAAACGAATGCCGACTTGATTAATATTTTTAGGACTAGATGTAGCTTCGGAAATTGTGTTTTCGATAATTTTTCTAATATCATCTGGCTGTTGTGTTAGATCAATTAACTTGCGATTGCGTTCATAATCATCTAATACTCGATGCTCTTCGCCGTTGTGGTCTACCCAACGCTGCAACATTAGATTATTCCAATTAAATCCTTTGGTTGTCTTATCCTCAAACGCTTCTAGTAATCCTACTTTGTTTTTAGTACCTTTCTTGCGAACACCTGGATAGGCAGAGAACACATTGTCACTGGTATCACCACGCATACATTTTTCAAACAACAGCCATTCCGGGTCAGGGGCAGATTTAGCTTCCTTGGTCTTCTTGTCGATCACAGGATTCCCTTTAGCGTCAAAATATCCTTCGTGTGTTGTGGTTACTTCTTGCACACCATTGTATTGTTTTACATTAGGTGCAATTAACTGTGAAAAGTCTGAGTCGGTTGAGATAATAACGTGATCGTCGTCTGGGTGCTGTTGAATCCAGCCTGCAATCAGATCGTCTGCTTCCAGTTGTTTATGCTGTAGCACCGTGCAATTCGTTTTTTCAGTAACAAAATCCTTGAATGTGTCAAACGCTTCCCAAAAAACTTTGTCTTCCTCTTGTTCTTTTTCAGTAAGTGCCGCACGGGCATCTGACCTGTTTCTCTTATAAGGCTCATAATAATCCTTACGCCAACTGCGTCCTTCTAAACAAAACACTACGTGACTTCCGTTAAAGTCTTGCCATGCTTTTTTAATGCTGTTTAGTGTTATATGAAATGCCATACCGACTTTGATGTCAGCCTCGCCTCGAATAACATGTCTTGCCCTGAAAAATGTGTTTGCTGTATCTACTAATATATAGGTCATTTTAAAATACTCTTAATTCGATTGGTAAATAGATTATATGATTCATTTAATGAAATATTTGAATACCATTTTTTTAAAGAAACTGCCTTTTGTTGTTCTGTTAAAATTTTAATTCTTTCATTATCTTCTAATATTTGATCTAACTTAATTTTTTTGCAGTTTCTAAATCTCACCGCATACAACGGATCACCTCTAGTGAACGAAATACTCTTACAATTTGGATCTAAATAAAAACTAAAATTTGTAGGACGAATCCATTTTCCTATATTATATTCTCCGCAGATAATTGTTAATGGATAAGATTGCAATGGTGGATCTATAACTTCCATAATTGTATCTTTATCTGAACTAATAAAAAAATATTGTAGATGTATTGTTAGTAATGGAACTCCGTTTAAAAGTTTAGTTTCCGGATACGATTCAAATAAGAAAGATTGTAAATTATTTGTATCGGATCTGTCATTAATTATTTCAAACTTGTTATTTCCTAAATTGTTTATAGTGAAATCTAAAGGACTGCATATATAATATACGTTATTAAGATAATCTTGAACTGCTGGACACCGAAAAGAGTCTAATTTAGAATCTGCAGAAATAAATTTTAAAGCTTGTTTGGGTTCTTGAATAAGCGGATCTAGTTCAAATAATCCTAGATCGTTTTTTGTATTATCTAACATACCAAAGTATTTTATAGTAGTCATAAATTATCTTTTTTCACTGAATTAATATCGATAACACCGGTGTTTACCCCTTCTAACGGTCCGCCGTAGTCTCCATCGACAACCACATTTGCACAAAGTTCTCTAAACCAACGATCTACAATTTCTTCTTCGTTGTCCCCTTCTAATCCATAACCTTGCTCGCGTAATTGAGCAATAAAGTACTTGTTCCAATCAAGTTCAAAGAACCCGTTTCTTACATTTTCTTGATTTACGTGAGTATCGATAACACCTACCCACGGTTCTTTGCGACGGGTTGCATACTCTTTGGGATTCTTGTCTTTAAGAGTTTCCATCTCAATTTCTTTAGCTTTAGCAAGAGTAGCTTCTGCTTCTGCTTTAATCTTGTCGAGTCCGGTTATTTTTTCTAACCACTTCATTATGTTCCCCACTCATTTTTAAACAGCGGCACCTGCAACCTATCTGAATATCTAAGTCCATTTGCCATTGCAAGTTCCGCTACACGGCGATTGTTAAGCTCGTAGACGTCGTCTGTGCCGCCTACGGGCATAAGATAC